CACCGGTAAGCTGACCTAGAACTCGAGTACCGTTGACAATCTGTTCGGACTGCTTCTTGGTGAAGTCACTCATATGCCCGATAGCATATGACAAACGGTTGTACGGAAGGTAGGCATCAAAGACTGCCCTCGAGTTGATTTGGATCTGGTCACTGAGTATTTCAAGATGCTCCACCATCGCTCTGATCCGGAACTCGGTGTCGAGCATCTCCGTGTCCTGCCCAGTAAGTAGCTTGAAGCCTTCCTTGAGCTTGTCAAAGAGACTCAAGTCATTGACCTGATCCTGTAGTCTGTCAATCTCATTCCGGTACTCATTGAACGAGACCTTGCCAGTAGCAAGGTCCTTATTGATACCCTTGATGGCGTCCCGAGCTCGATCCATTGCCCCGAAGAGGTTGATAAAGGCTCGAGCCACCATAACAACAGCCAAGGTGATACCAACGTTCTTCAAGGTTTGCCACGCACTCGTTAGAAGCTTAGTCCGTCCTGTAGTAGTAGTTACAGCTTCTGCTACATACATCAACTTCAGGTACGCCGTCTCCGCGATCTTAGTCAGAGGCGAGAAGGCTGCACCGAAGCCACCCTTGAGGGTGATCAACAGTCCGAGGATGACTCCAATGGCTTCGCCGATATGATCCTTGATGAAGTCCCAGACCTCCGTAGCGACACGCTTCACTGTGTCCCAGTTCCGAACGAGAAGGACGCCCGCAGCCACAAGCAATCCCACAGCGACGATGACGCCTCCGACAGTTAGGCTCACTCCCAGGAAGCTGGCATTGGTGAAGATCAGGATGGACTTCAGGAGGTAGAACTGACCGATCAGACTGATGATGGCTCCAGAGATGGTAAGCACTATGCCTGCAAAGGCCGTACCAAGTGCAATCCACCTCTTGGTCTCAGGAGAGAGGTTAGTGAACCACTTGACGACCTGAGACAGTAGGCCGATGAAGTCCTGGATGATAGGCAACAGGTACTGACCGAGTTGAACGCCGAGTGCCTTGATCCGCTCAATAAGGATCGACCATTGCACTGCAGGAGCTTCCTTCATGATGTCGAAGGCCTTCTTCATCTGACCTGCAACCTTCGATCCGCCCATGTCACCGATGAGACTGTTCAACTGATCTTGCTGTGGGATAGCCAGACGGAAGAACCGCATTGCACGGATCTCACCAGCTCCGAATATCTCTCCTAGCTTCCCCGCAACCTGTGGCCCTGTAAGCCCTTCCATCTTCTTCTGCATCTCGGCGATGATATCACCCAGCTGTTTGTAGTCACCTGTAGCCTTGTCGACCACATCGACACCGAGGACGTCCTTCAACTTCGTGGCATTGGATGACCTAGTGAGCTGGTCGAGCGCACGTGCAGTAGAGATCGCAGCCTGAGATGCAGTGAATCCGTTACGCGACATGAACGCCATCGAACCAGACAACGTCTGGAGTGACTGGTTAGCAGACGCCCCGTACGGAAGAAGGTTTCCGATTGAGGACGCAAACTGTTCATAGGTGAAGACACCCTTACGGACAGCTTGGAACTGGTTGTCCAGGATCATGGTTGTATCTTTAGAGCTTAGCCCCAGGGCGTTCATCGTAGCAATGGCTGAACGAGAGACGGTCCTAACGTCCGTACCTCCTGCAGTCGCTGCCTTCGAATACGCTGACACCATATCGAGTGCTTGCTTGTAACCGACTTCCGTCGACGAGAAGATGTCGAACAGGCCTTCAGCGATAGTTGCCGAGCCCTGTCCGAACTTACCTGCAATACGAAGAGCCCCTTCAGACAAGTTGTCGAACTCTTTCGTTGTCAACTGTGCCTGGGTTTGAACACTAGCCATCTGTTTGTTGAAGTCATGAGCCATAGATGCAGAAGCGACAGAGACACCGAGGATCTTCTTCCCGACATCCTCGATGCCTCTGCCGACCTGCGACAGGACCATGCCCTTACCGAAAGCCTGGAAGGACTCGTTCAGCCGTGCAGTGTTAGCCCCGACTTTAGCCAACACCGGAGAAGCCTCATCCTGGGCAACAAGCCTGATGAGGATCTCTCGGATATCGTTGGCGCCCAAGCCTGGCATTAGTTCGTTTGCCTCCTCGCCTTTCTCTCCTCTTCCATCTGGAGTTCGTTCCTAGCCGAGGCTACGACCTTCATCTTCTCAATCCACTCCGGATCCTCATTGAAGAGGTCACTCGGCAGACAGTTGAAGCGTTCGCATAGATCCACGACTTCAATCGCGAGCGCTACGTCTGGACGGACTTGAGTTCGGGCGTTTCGGATTGCTTTGCGGACTTCGAGTCGAAAGGGACGTCGGTCTCAACTGGGTTCTCGTTCAGTGCGGAGATGTACTTCTCGATCTCCTGTGCAATGATCGGATCGAGGTTCAGAACATCTGCCGCGTTCTGGAAGTTGAGGAGACCGTTGTCACCCTCGAGGTTGTGTTCCGTGATGCTGCGAGCGAAGTCAAAGATGGCCACGCCATCGAGGTTGATGATCATCTTCCCCTTGGCGTGGCCACTCTCGTCCGACATTTCCATTGACTGGGCGATCGCACGAGACTTCAGAAGCTCTCCGTAGGACAACTTCCGAAGCATGACGTATCCTTCCGGGAGAGACTTGAGGTCGTACCTCTTAGCCTCCCTTGAAGCGGTTGCCTTTGGCATTTCTCCCCCTCTGGTTAGGTACTGCTAGGCGATGTTCTCGGCCGAGTTCACCACGATAGTGTAAACGTCCGAGGTGTCATAGATCCCGTGGAACGCGGTCGACGCACGCACGAGATCACCGAGCCCACTCAGGTTGACCTGATAGGAGTCGATCACAGTGGCGTTCAGTGTGATCGTCACCTTGTTGGTGGTAGCGTTCTCTGTTGACGTGAACTTGAGCACCTGTTTGGTCTGAGCCAAGAAGGCGTTGTAGTCAGTCAGAGTATCGAAGTCGATGTCAGCTGTCACAGTCACCTCGCGCTCGCCCCACTTGATGAAGGACGGAGCTCGGCCACCAGTCGTCTTGATCCGGTTCTGTGCTTCTCCACCGTCGTCGATGTCCAACGTGAACCCATCGATGTCTGTCCGCACAGATGCGTTCGGGATCTCGATCGCGTTGTACAGAGGACCGAATGGAGGGATCTGGGTCCAGACAGGAGTGAACGGACCGGCCTGCTGAGCCTCATCGAGACCCATCAAGGTCGCCGTACACATAAGCAGACCGTTCTCGACTCGGAACGACATCCGAGTGACACTCACTCCGAAGTAGCCGAAGCCGCGCTGGTCTCGCATGATCGTAACCGACAGGCTCTTCCGGCTCGTCTTACCCGCAGCGGTTGAAGGTGAAGCCACGTGAGCCGGAACGAACGTGTACGCGTACGGACCTGCACCAGTACTCGAAGGGGTGACTCGTGAGGCGTACAGGAAGTACGTGAGGATGTCAGCCGACACCTCGAACTCGACGTCACCTTCGATGTGGGTGTACCCCTGGATCGCACCAGAGCGGTCAGCAAGCCCTCGGATGTTAGTCCGATAGATCTTGTCTTCCACCTTCTGAAGCGACTCGGAACGGATCGGAATCCACTTCGTCGGTGTAACCCAGGTACCGTAAGCCGTCTCGACAGCTACACCGAGCCAGCCAGTACCTCCCAGTTCGTAACCCATTACTTGTCACCTCCTTCCTTCTTCTTCACCGTGATGTATGGACTCTCACCGAGCTCCTTTGCCTGCTCGGTGGATAGTTCGACGGTTCGGGAAGAACCATTCTTGAAGACGCCTACACCAAAGACTTCCAGGTCGACGTCTCCAGCTGAAGGGTTGACTACCTTCACCTCGTACTTTGCCATCAGAATCCCTCCCTAGAGTCGCCTTCCCAGGTCATCCTTGTTGCTACGACCATGGTGTCACTTCTCCGCGTGATACCCGGTTCAGACAGAGTGACATAACCCAAGAGCACTTTGCCACCAAGACTCAAGTCCTGATGGATGAACTCCTCGATCATGACCGCGTGCTCCTCGTTCTCTAGACGAGTCAAGTCGACTGTCTGAACCTTACCATGGTACAAGCTGATGACGACTATGAACGACAGATCCCACCTGTGGGTGCCATTGAGTTGACGACGCTTTGGACGAGGCTCGACAACGACGCAAGGATACCGAGGAATGAGTTCCTGTGGGCCGTACCATACGTCCTCCAGCTCCAGTTCATCCTTGGCGTCATTGAGCTTCTGATACACAGCATCAGCGACTTCAAACCCTGTGATTGCCAAGCCGCCGATTCGCGTCATCCACTCATCACCCAGTCAGCCATGACCTCCGTCATCTCGTCGACTGCTTCGTCGGCGATGTAGGTCCAATCACGCTGCGGAAGGTTAGTCGCGGGAGCGCCAGTGATATGGTAAACTCCATATCCGGTAGGATCAGGCACCTCGACTGATTGTGAGTTGAATCCAAGTGAACGATAACGATAACTTCCGGCATCAACTCCGCCAGCTTGAAGAGCACCTGAGTCAATCAGGATCTTTAGACTCGAACCTAGACCAGCCATGATAGCAGCGTACTTGTTTGAAGAGGAAGGAATGAAGTGAGCTACTCCACTTGCATCTGTTTCAAGTGAACCTTCGAACGCCGAATCCGCCTTGATGTTAGCCAGGTTGGCACGCTGGCTCTCAGACAGACTGGACATGATTCGACGTTCGATAGTCGACTGAGCAAGAGGAGCCCATTCTGTAGGACGCCCTTGCGCATCGAAGTTTGCGGCGACCTCTCTGGCCATGATCTCGGCCGACATGCGAAGAGGGGTTTCGAGGTCCTGCAACTTGTCCCGCTTGGCGAAGAAGACTTCAGCGACAACAGCGGGTTCAGGAGTGACCTCGATATAGATGTTTCCGCGAGCGGGCATTAGAACTCCCGCCCCATAGTGAACTTGACGTTCGACTCCATCGAAACGAAGTCGACATCAGTATCATCAGGCCAGAAGCTCGGCTGATTGACTACACTATCACCCTCAGGTGGAGTGTAGTCAATCAGCTCGAGCGTCCCAGCCGCAAGACCGTCTAGTATGGCCATGGCTTCTTGACGAAGCCGAACGGCGTAACTATTCGGGTCCTGCGTTTCCTCGGAGTAGACACTTGCGTACTTGAAGTGAGCCATCAGGAAGGCTGCTGCCCTCCTGACCAAACCAGGAGTCTCGGAAGGAGTACCCGATTCATCCCAGTCGCTCACAACGTCTCCGTAGCGATCGAACAGTGCACCCCGAACGATGTCGTCTGCTGCCCCCGCATAGGGAGCTGCATCTTCAGCATTCAGGAACTCGATCTTCTTTCCATCGAGATGAACGTTCGCATCGGAGAACGTAGCTAGTGTCACTTCGACTTCGACTCCCTAGCCGTCGGGGTCGGAGCCGATTCCGCTTCTGGTTCCTTCACGGGCTCCTTGGTCGTGAGACCAGGAGTCACGTTCGGGTTGCCAGAGTCGAACTCGCCCAGGGGCTTGTCCGTTTCCGGATCAGGCTTCTGGGCGGCCTTATCAGCTTCCTCTGTCTTGGGCTCGTCTCCGTTAGCGTTCGACGGAAGCATACCCGGGTTCTGGTCCAACAGAGGACCGGTCGCCTGAGGAGACGGCTGGGGGAACTCGCCCTCC